TGATGCAAACGTACAGGGTACAACCAAGGGACGTTGAAGGTGATCCTGAACCCCCGTAGGCGTTCAAGTCAAGGTACGCACCCTCAGTGTTACCATTACCGGTATACACCTGAAGAGGTGCCAAGATAATAGCCTCGTCACGCACCCCCGAGATACTTAGATCAAAGGAGGCCTTATGATACTGACCAACTTCAAAGCCTCTTTTGTAACCCGAACGAATCGCACCGCCAGCACAGACAGCATACTTACCCGCAGTATTGCCCTGATAAGCCATCATGAAGACTTCTTCGGTTGAAGCCATGCCAACCATTGCGGCGTTAATACTATCGGCGGCATCGTCGTACCAACCCTCATGACCTGAGATCGAGTACTTCTTAAAGGCCGTTCTGCCATACACCTGTGTACCGACGCCGAACGGTGTAACGTCTGCAATGGGAGCTTCAACTCCGTCTTCCAGCTTACTACTGACATTAGTCAGGTTATACTGCCCGACGAGAAGGTACCCGATGCTCGATGAACTATATTGAGCCACTTATCAACCCTCCTTCTCTTCGGTCTCAACCTTTACAGGAGCCTTCGATGGCTTAATATCTCCCGATTTCAAAAGGTCCTCTGTTACCTCTGAAGGGATATCATTCACAACATCCCCCGGATAAACGGTCTTCCAATTGAGCGTGCCTTCCCACTTGCCTGACAGGGCCTTCTTGAGGGACACGGCATCTGCGGGATACCTCAGCTCCGTAACGATCTCAAACCACTTAGCCGCAGCCATGAAGCCTCCTCAACTACTGCTAGGCAGTGATATAGAAGCCCTTGATGATAACCCGAACTTCCGTGATCGCGCCAGTGATGTCAGCAGCGGTAGGCTGGAACTTCAGACCCTTACCAGTCGCCGTGGGCCAGTTAAGCTTGGTCGTAACAACGGTGCCGCCGGCACCAGAGGTTGCCCAGACACCATCACCGTTATCTGCACGCACGTGTGAACAGACAACGTTACCGTCCTCATCAGCGACCTGAAGAAGAGTTGCAGCACCAGCGGCAGCACCAACAACCCTAAATGCAACATTGGTAGGGACGAACGACTTACCCACGATCCCCGGAACGACAACCATACCACCCTGAGCAGTACCATTAGCCTCAACAAGGGACATCTTGACATCCCAAATAGCGGGAAGGCGCCACTTCATTTCTTGCGTAAGTGGAGACGAAATCTCCGATGAAACCGTAGTAGTAGCCATACCATACTCCTTCTAGTAAGAGAGGGGAGTTGGGGGTATATCCCAACCCCCCTCTCTACGCCTACTTAAGATCAGGTGATGTTGTAGCCGTACGCCAGGGCGCCCCAGAAGGGGAACTGAATGTCATAGCGGCTGAATACGACGGCCTTGGTCTGATCGGTATCGATGACCTGATCCATCGCAATACGCATGTCACCACGACGGCCGATGATCACGCCGTACGGACGATTGATCAGGACCATGCACTTCTTGGTGTTGTCACCAGGAGTATCGTCGATCTTGCCGGTAGTGTCACAAAGCTGCAAGCCATCAGACACGAGCAGTGGAATGCCGAAATACTTGGCAAGCTCGCCAGTCAAGATCGTGGCATTAGCGCCATACTTGTCAGGAGTCATGACGTTGGCGATCGAAAGCATATCGTACCAAAGCTCACGAGGAATGACAGCCGCGATATCGTTAGGATTCACGCCGTACTTACCCAGCTTGGCACGAAGCAGGTTGAACTTGGTATCACCCATCGCGGCGGCAATATCAAGAGCCTGACCAGTGTGGTTGATCAGGCAACTGTGAATGACACCGTCACACTGCAGCCACGGATCCTTAGCACCCGCGGTCGTAGTAGGAGCAGTACCTTCAAAGTTGATGTTCGTATTGGCAGTCGTCTCATCCCCGAACAGGAAGTTGCGCTCCCAACCGTTACGGGTAATGCGGACGAGATCCTCACGAATCACCGGAAGGACAGCGATCAGGGCGTCCTCTTCGAGCTCCGTGCTCCAGAACACACGAGCACCAAGCTTCTTGGCGTTGAACGTGATCTTGTCGAACGACAGATCGCTACCGGCAACAGCAGTCGCAGTATCGGTCGTGGACTCATCGACACCATAGATCGTCAGACTCGAAGCCTGATAAGGCATCTCCCACGGGTTGTTCGGCATATCCATGACACGGAAGTTAGCCATCATTGGGGCTTCCTTCTCAATGTCCATGTAGAGCTGACGCTGCAGGACCGCAGGCACGAGAGTCGACGTATCCGCCGTATCAAGAGCCTTCTGGATCATCTGCTCGCTGTACTCAATGCCACGCTGATTGTAGTAGGCCTTAGAAAGAGCCTTGGCGTTCATCTGCGAAGGCGCCTTACCAGCGACCTTGAGAGCCAGCCACATCTCAGCGGCAAGCTCAGGGGCGACAGGAACAGGACCCTCCGGAGGAGCGATCGACTTGGTCTCAGGAGTACGAGCACCGATCTGTGCATCAACGATCTCATCAACCAACTTGCGCAGGTTGGTATTCTTAACGTCCACACCCTCTTCAGCGGCCTTCTTAGCTTCGGCCATCTTCTTGAGCTGTGCAAACGCCTCGTCAGCAGTCATTCCCTGATCAACAAGGGCCTTCTCGAGAGCGTCCATCCCTCACCTCACCTTTATTTCCAGGCCTTGCCGGCCAGATACTGGAGACGTTCGTCAATATACTTGGCGATCTGCTCCGTCGGGTCATCTTCTTCTATAGTATCAGCGTTTCTCGTAAGAAGAGCAACAGCTTCCTCTTCGGTCAGTCCGAGTTCTGCGAGTCTTTCTCGAAGATTGACCGTTGCATCGTTTCCGACTTCGATTTCTTGCTGGGTCTCGACTCCTTCGGTTTCGGCGGCTTTTTCTTCTTGATCGTTCGCAGACTCTGTTTCTGCCGCTTCATAAGCATCCAACTTAAGTTGCAATTCCTCAAGGGCAGTATCCTTCGCAGCACACTCGTCACACTCTTTAACTTCCACCGTGGTCCTCACCTCCTCAGCCTTACTGGACCGAAGAAGTTCATTGAGGACCTCTTCCGGTTCTTTGCCATCGGTAGCAATGCTCATGTAGTCCAAGAACTTCTGATAAGCATTGCGTAGGGCGTTTGGATTTGCCGGGATCGGAACACCTGAAAGTTCAAGGAGCTCCCACTCGAGATACTTATACGCAGGAGGCCACATAGGCTCACCCTCAGCATCCAGGCGTCTCTCGGCCTTGTGGGCAATGATTCCAACGCTTACGGCGTGCAGGTACCCGTCCTTGTACTTGCGGTACACCTCCATAGCAAAGGGATCCTTAGCATCAAACTGAATCTTAAAATCAGCCCCCACACCAGAGATCTTTGTAACATCCAACGCCTTACCGATTGGCAACGTCATACCTGCATGATCATGGGCCCAGAGGAACAGAGGATTCTTGGAGTAGTTCTTGAAATCTCCACCGTCAGCGACGATTACATCGCCAGAACGATCTACATCTTCAGTCGTACCTCGGAAAGTCAGAACCTTGGTCTCTTCATCGAACTCTTTGACCTGAAAGTCTGCATAGCAGCTCTTGTATCCGAGCTGATCCTGCACCACCTCATTCATGATCTACTCCCCATTGACGACTCAGTTTAGCTTCCTCGTAAATTGATTCCACGATCTTTTCAACGTAAGCTTTAGAAGCAGCATCTCCATTACCGTTAGGAGGAGTATCACTCACAGGCGTATCTTTTTCACCGGGCGGCGCAGGGGTCTTGGCAGGATCCGCAGAGTCAGGATTGTCACCAAGTAGTGGATGACCACTAAGAGGCACGAAGTTAACGGGGATAATAGGATCATCGCCCCAAGGAACCTTGGGCATTCCAAGATCACGCCGAATATCGTTAACAGTCATCACAGCCATTGTACCATATGCCTTGTGCTTCTCCAATAGCAAAGCCTCGTCGCGTGGGAGAATATTCAGAAATTCGCATTTGATGTTGTCGCCGTATCTTGGCATTAGGAACGTATTTAGGGTGCCTGCGATGTTTGAAAGGGCTGGGCCGACTGTCTGAGTGCCAAAGTTCTGCTCATCTGACAAGGCTGTAGCCTTGTTTACATCTTGAACAAGGCCCACCTGAGACTTGGGTACGCCAAAAGCAGCCAGAATAGTCTCGCGAGCATTGTCCATCTGGTTAACGAAGTCCATATCTTTGTGGGAAAGACCTACCTCCTGGAAGCGTAGGCCATTTGTAGCAACTGCGACCTTATGCCAATTGGCCTGGCCGCGCTGTTGCTGCTCCCACATCCTTCTCAGACGGTTCACTTCCTGCCGATCCAACGAATGGTCGGTAGACAGATATCCACCTGGTTGTGCACTATTGCGGAAGAACTGATAGTTGTAAATCTCGGCATTTTGATACGCCGCAAGAGTGTAACGCAAAGCAGACAGAGGACTCGCACCACGATAAAAGGCACCAGGATCAGGGTTCGGGTAGAAGAAGTGTATGATCTCTTCAGGTTTGAATGCCACCTGCTTACCCATCACATCATAGAGATAACCCTTAACCATTTGACCTTTAGGACCACCGGGGATAACCTTTACAAACGAGGGGATTAGAGGATAGATTTGGGCCGGGCCGCCTACAACATTCTCATTGATGTACCAAAAAGCCTCGCCCGCTGATTCCATATGCTGGTGCAACAGTGTGCGTAGCTGCATCTGAGACATCATGTCATTGGGTCGATCCATGACATCAAGGAAGACGTGCTGTTTTACATACTGTTTGGTACCATCTGAATCAGTCGTGTAGAGGGCTAGATCAGTACTCGCGCACTTCTTCGACACACGATTAACACAAATGTAGACCCAAGCTGCGTTACCGTATTGCTGAAGGTACGACTCTGTGTCAGTAGCCGGCCCGACCCCCTGATCCCCTACGGTCTCTACATTGTAGAGATAAGGGGCAGGTTCTGAAGGCATCCCTGTTGCTTTTGTAATCGCCATGAGAGCTCGATGAACCATACCGCCCTCAGAAACCGAAACCTTCATTCGTCCTCCCCCCACACTGAGAGCAGATCCGAAGCCTTCATATTATTCTCTTCCCAATATAAGAGAGTTTGAGTCATGGCGTCGACCTGGTCGTCGTGCATCCCAGTAGGGAATCGTGCACATTCATCGACGAACTCCTGTACATCGAACGTGGCTACGTTCTTGTGCGGTATCCATATATTACCTGATTCGATGCTAGGAGTCACGGCGAACACTCGGGCTTCTTTACTATCCTTAGGATCGTATGGTATAAGCCCCGAGACGGTACTATTCAAAGAATCGATAACAGCAGGCCCGTTAGCCTTGGCTTCAATGAGCTTCCTACGAGCAAGAGGCCACTTTTTAGTCAATCTTTCCACAGCTCGCTGGGTCTGAGTAAAGGTCATACGATCGCGTACCTGATCTAATAGATACCTATTAGCCTTACGACGTCCCCAAACTTGGCCAACAACAAAGTCCGACTGTTTGGTATCCTTGAAGGTCATATCCCAACTTTGAATGATCTCATCAAAGCTCTTAGGCAGGGTTTCATTAACGTAGTAACTCCACCACTTACGCATGATAATTGAGCCCTCAAAGGCGCTTGGCTTCTGCTGATAGAGGGACTGCCAGACGTACCTGCCTACTGAATTTTGGATGCGGGCAAAGTCTTTCTCAGTATATCTTTGAGGGCATAAAGCTTCACCAAGCCGCCGACCAATAGGATCGGGATCCGCATCGGCCAAAGCAGGCATTTCAATGATCTCCCACTCTTCATCCGACTCCGCCAGAATACGACCAGCCAGATCGTCCTCATGCCAACGAGTCATCATGATGACAGCTGCAGCACCAGGCTCGAGTCGGGTGTAAGCAACCGATTGCCACCATTCCCAGGCTCTCTTGCGTGCTGTGGGGGACATGGCTTCTTCAAAGTTCTTTACGGGGTCGTCGATCACGAGGACGTGGGCGCCCTTCCCCGTCATTGGACCGCCAACACCCGCAGTATTCATGCTTCCACCCTGGTTTACCGCCCAGGATTTAGCCGCACTTTGACGGTTATCTAGGGTGACCCCAAAGACAGAATCGCCCACATCTGTCAGGACTCCACGCGATTTTCTGCCCCAAGATTCGGCGAAATCCGCCTCATATGAGGCCAAAATGACGTGTTTATAGGGCCAATTTCCCAGCATCCAAGCCGGAAAATAGTGCGAAATTAGCTCACTTTTGCCGTGTCTTGGGGGCATAAATACCATCAAACGCTTGCATCTACCGGCCCCAACTTCGACAAGTTTACGGTTTACGACCTGTAGATGCGCATATAGCTTCCATCTGCCCTCAGAATGATACTTTGCAAGGCCTGCAGGGGTCAACTTGGCTTGCAAAAGAGGATCATCAATTAGAACATCTTTTACCTGGGTAGCCATTAGATGACTTCTAGTGTACCCGCACGCTTCACAGGAATCTCCGGGTTATCAGACACCTTCACCCATACAATATAGTCACCAGCAGTCAGAGTAGCAGCTCCTCCAACGCCAACTAGGCAACGAGCATAGTACTTTCCAGAAGTTGTCTCCCATGAAGCCGTCTTCCAGGATACATCTGTCAAGTCATCCGTTAGAGTAAATGCCATAGTTACAGCGTCACTGGTGGGATTGTATTCTGACCCATTCTTAACGGCGGTAACCTGTACCTTTACGTACTCAAGCGATGATGAACTGAGTTTCATCATACTCTCGGACCTCCCACTTTCCAGCCCTCTTCGGGCGTATCTGCGTCAGCGTCGACGCTGGGCCTACTTGTTATCCAACCAAGACTCATGGAGTAACTCTGCCCCCAATTACTAGTTGGATTACTTAAGCGCCAATTGCTCTCAGGAGCCTCTACTTCAAATGTTATATCAGTACTATCGGCATAGGCAACAATGGTGACCGACGAGACAGAACTGATAGTGAAGTTCGCGCTGGCTTGGCTAGTGGTCTGAGTAACTATCGTCACTCTCGACACACTCTCCAGTGTCGAGTTCATCTCGAAGGTAGCGTGAGCAAGCGTACTGCTGATGGTCACCGAGCTGACGGACTCCTTCGTCAGGCTCATCTCGTGCGTAGCGTGCGTGAGAGTGGGAGTGACCG